CGTAGCCGCTTTTATTGAAGCAAGAGCTGAGACTGCTACTGGCGCTGGAGCTGAACTTGTATTTGCTACCTCATTAAGTTCTGACTCAGAAGGTGCTAGAGCTACAGAACGCCTCCGTATCGACTCCAGCGGTCGAGTTGGGATTGGTACGGCGAGTCCTGAAACTCTTTTAATGGTTGAGCAGGCTGGAACATATACAGGAGTCCACGACACCGCTGGATTAAAAATCAGAAACGCAGCAGCCACAACAGGTGTAAGTAATCCGTATGGTGCTATATCTCTATCAAAAGGTACTGGTTCAGCGGGTATAGCTGCAATAGGTGATAGTGCTTCGGATGCTGATGTTGTTGGACTAGGCTTTTTTGTACACGGAAGCACGACAGGAACAGACGCAGCCACAAGAGCTATGACTATCAACTCCAGCGGCCAAGTTTTTGTAGGGACAACAGATAACAGCACAAGCGTTGGAAATCTTATTGTCAAATCTGACTCAAACGCACATGCAATTACGATTGAAGAACCTGCTGGTGCTGGCGAAACGTGGCAAATAGGTGTCGATGTTGATGGAGATTTAGGTTTCTATAACAGCACCTCTACAACTGCTTCAGTGACACTTGATGACAGCGGCAACGTCGGGATTGGTACTACCACAGTAAACCGAAAGCTGGAAGTCTCTGGCAACAACAACGCAGGATCAAAAGCCAACTTTATTCGCATCACGGACACAGATACCTCTGCTACAGCAGCAAACCCACAAGGCGGCATAGAATTTTATACGAGCGATACTGGTAACGAAAATGTTACCGCAAGCATTGTAAATTTATATGCAGGGTCTGGTGCTGGTAGCGAGCTTACTTTTAATACTGCGCCTAGTGGCTCGGCTGGTGTATCAGAACGCATGCGCATCGACTCAAGCGGCAACGTCGGGATTGGTGTTAGTCCAGCTAAAACATTAGACGTTAGAACTTCTAGCGGCAGTGACGCTGTTATTCGTGTCGGCTCTTCAAGCTCCATCGGAATCAACGTAAATGTTGGAGCTATTGAATTTTATTCGGCAGATGCAGATGACGCTGGAGTAAAAGCCAGCATTGCAAACTACGTTACTGGAAACGAAGGGCCGGGCGGGGCAGTAGACGGTAATTTAATTTTTAGCACTACTGACTCTGATGGTGGTGGTAATGATTCTCCAACAGAACGCATGCGTATCGACTCGCAGGGGCAAGTCAGACTGTCAAACACTACCCCAGTTTGGGACACATCATTTAGCTCGCTTGTGACCAAAGGTGGATTTGTTGGCTCGCAACTCGCCGACTATTTGTACTCAGGCCAAAACGCGTATTACAACGGTGGATTTAAATTTTCAACGGCAGCTAATGCAACTATCTACGAACAAAGTTTCGGCGCACACACTTGGTATAGAAGTACAGATGTATCACCAGCAGCAGACGCCACAATAACTCTTGAAGCAGCCATGACGCTTGATGCCAGCGGCAACTTGCTGGTTGGGAAGCTAAGTTCAACCGGGGTTGGCACAAGAAACATTGAAGTATCAAACGCAAGTTCTGCTACTGTTCAAATTGAAGGCGGAACAAATGAGTGGTCGTTGCTGGTTTCCTCTTCGGCTGACGCTTTAAGGTTTTATGAAGATTCAACCGAACGCATGCGCATCGACTCCAGCGGCAACTTGTTGGTTGGGACTACTGATACAACGCCTTGGGATAATTCAACAGCAACAGCAGCCGACGATGGTATCTTTTTAGGCGGTGGTCGATTAGGTCTTGCAAAATGGGGCGGCGTTCCTCTGCTTGTAAACAGAACAGACAGTGACGGCGAAATTGCAATTTTCTACAAAGACGGCGCACCAGTCGGTAGTATTGCTTCTACCGACGGAACAGATTTACAAATTGGCTCAGGCAATTGTTACTTACGTTTTGACGATGCAACTAATCAAATTCTTCCTACAAATGCCGCTGGTGCAAAGCGTGACAACACCGTTGACTTAGGCGAACCTGATTCACGCTTCAAAGACCTCCACGCAGGTGGTCGCGGCTTTTTTAACCTTTATTCAGCCGGCATTAACAGCGGCAATATCATGGTTGGTGAAGGCGTCTATGTAGGCGCAGCAAACGGCGACAATCAAATACGTTCCAGTTCAGCAGGAGGTGGTTCAGCAACACTGTACATTGGAAACGCTGCCATTCAAGTGTCCTCTGATCAACGATTGAAGACTAATATCGTTGACACCGAAATGAACGCCACAGAAAAACTTAATCAAGTCCGTGTCGTGGATTTCAACTGGGACGATCCATCTGACACCTCATTCAATAACCGTAATGCTCGTGGCAAGTGGACAGGCGTTTTGGCTCAAGAGCTAGTGGACGTTTTGCCTTTTGCAGTAAACGCACCACGGAACGAAGAAGACCTAAGTATTGACGAAGAAAGCGATCAGAAATGGCTAGTCGATCAAGCGCAGATGGTTCCAGTATTGATCAAAGCTATTCAGGAATTAACTGCACGTATCGCAACACTAGAAGGAGCTAACTAATGGTTACATGGACAATCTCAACGCTTGAACGTGAGCTATCTGACGGTGGCGTTATTGTCGCACACTGGCGAGCTACTGATTCTGAAACCGTAGGCGAAGGTGATGACGCTGTAACCTACTCTGCATCATCATACGGCACTTGCGGGTTTTCACCAGACCCTTCAAGCCCTGACTGGGTAGCCTATGACAGCCTCACGGAAGCTGATTGCCTCCAGTGGTGCTGGGACAACGGTGTGGACAAGGACGCTACTGAGGCATCTCTGGCGGCTAAGATTGAAGCTGACAAGAACCCAACTCAAGGCTCTGGTGTTCCCTGGTGAATGAATTAGAACGCAACCTAGCTCTTGAGGCTCTAGAACGTATCGCTACGCACGAAAAAGAATGCGGTGAGCGATGGGGCGAGGCTGTGGTAGAATTAAAAGAGCTACGCAAAGCAACGGATGCTCACGCAGCACGATGGGAAAGACTAGCTTGGCTAGTTGTCACAACATGCGTTGCCGCTTGTATAGCTATTTATTCAAAATAGGAAATAAATATGCCGACTCTGAGAATTGATGATCGTGACTATGAGATTGATGATCTTCCTGAAGAAACCCGAGCTAAAGTAGGCCGAATGCAAGAGATCAATGCCCAGATCCGATCACTGAACCTTCAGATTAATGAACTGCAAACCGTGTTTCAGGCTTATGTCAACACGGTGAAGGACGAAGTGAATGGAGATCAACGACAACAGCAATCTGACGATCCAGCTGAGGAATCTAGTTAGTTTATTAATTGCGACAGCCGTAGCAGTTGCAGGCTACGCTGAACTCAATTCCCGCATCACTACGCTGGAACACGGGCAGTCTATTCAGGATATGACGATCCGTGAGAATGCGTCATTTGTCCGTGAGTGGCCGTTAGGACTCCGTGGTGCGCTTCCTGACGATCTTATCCAGAATGCTAAGATCATGGCCCTAGAGTCTAAGCAGGCCGAGATAGCCCGTTTACAGGATCGGATGAACCAGCTTCAGATTGACATCAATAAAGTCTCTGGAGTCAACGAGACACATTCTGAAAAGCTGTCTACGTTATTTGATATCTGGAATTCGCAGGTGGTGGACAAGTAATGGAATACATTGAGCTTATATCCGCTGTCTGGCCTATATTTCTTGGGTTTATTGTATTAGTCCTGTCAATCGGAAAACTGATGTCCAGAATGGACGTGGTTGAAGAAAAGATTAGGACGTTGTTTGATTTGTTTAACCGTAGATAAGGAGAACGTTATGGGAATTTTTTCATACCTAGAGATGGTGCCTGTGATCATCGCAGCAGCATCTAGCCTCGCTGCAATCACGCCTACACCGAAGGACGACGAGATGGTATCCAAGATCGGCAAGGCTTGGGCCAAAGTCTATAAGGTGATTGATATCTTAGCTCTGAATATCTTTAAGGCTAAAGATAAGTGAACAACCTGCGGGAAATGCTGAAAAGGCATGAAGGCGTTAAGTCTCATGCCTATACCTGTAGTGCGGGAAAGATCACCGTCGGGGTCGGTAGAAACATCGATCAAGATGGTGGCTTGGGATTAAGTGATGATGAAATCGACTATCTTTTGGATAACGACATCATCCGATGCATCAAAGAGCTTAACTCTGTTTTCCCTTGGTTTAATAGCCTTGACAATGTTCGCAGCGATGCTGTCGTTGATATTTGTTTTAATCTCGGTCTTCCAAGGCTTATGTTATTCCGTAATGCACTGGCTGCAATGAAAGAAGGCGACTATGAGACAGCCGCTGACGAATTCTATGACTCTAAGTGGGCCAAACAAGTAGGCAACAGGGCTATTGAGATCTGCGAGATGATTCGCAGCGGTACATATAAGAAGGCCCCGAACGGCTAGGGGAAGGATACCGAACGGGGCCAGGAGCAATCCGAGCAGTATATCATTGTTCAAGGGGTTGCATGGTAAACTATTTCTGCTACAATGTCCGAGGTTTAGTTGACAGGAGCAAGAAATATGAACCAATCGGAGCAAGTAAACGAGCTATTCGCTGCAATGGCGAAGGCTCAGGCTGAGATAAAGAATCCAGCCAAGAACACGAAGAATACCTTCTTCAAAAACGAGTACGCTGATCTAACATCAGTTCTAAATGCCATTCGTCCAGTTGCATCATCCCATGGTTTAAGTTTCATCCAGTCCGTGGATATGATCGATGAACGCGTGACGGTACAGTCTCAGATATCCCACGGTTCTGGTCAGTGGATTCGTTGTAGTGCGATGGTTCCGCTATCGGATAACGTCAAGAACGTTCCCCAAGACATCGGGATCATCTCTACCTACATTCGTAGATACCAGGCTCAGGCGATGTGGGGCATCAATGCTGAAGATGACAATGATGCTCAGACTTTGACGGATAACTCTATTGGGATTGAGAACATCTCAGAGAAGAAAGTAGCGCACATCGATGCGTTACTAGACTCTACAAAGTCTAACCGTCAAGCGTTTCTCAAAGTCTATGGCGTTGAGAAGATTGAAAACCTAACCGACAGTCAGTACGACAAGGCAGTCAAGCAGCTTCAGCAGAAGAAAAGGGGACAGTAATGAGACGACGCTTTTTAGATTGGGGATTCTTCATTGAGTCAAAAGACTTCATCCGTAAACCTGACTTCCAGCGGATGTATCGATGAAGATCCACAACGTTGAGCAAGGGACGCCTGAGTGGTTCAGGCTCCGCTTGGGTAAGCCTTCAGCATCCAGGTTCAAAGATTGCGTCACGGGTACTGGTAAGCTTTCCAGCAGTGTAGAGAAGTACATGCACGAGCTTTTAGCCGAAAGACTATCGATGAAACGGTTTGAAGGCTTTGATACTTTCCACATGAAGCGTGGCCGTGAACTAGAGCCTCAAGCGGCTGATGTCTTTACCTTTCAGACAGATTTACCCT